GTCTAAAAATATAAGACCATTGGTTCTTATATATCTTACTTTTATATTTACAGTATTAGCCGTTTTTCATGGCAATATTGGGGAATTTAAAATAGATGAAGCATATGTACCAATCTTTCAAACATTATTAGTAACGGTTTACAGCGCTTACTTTGTAGGTCGTACTATAGAAAAGTGGGAAAAATCAAAAAATAAATAATAAATAAATAATAAAAATGGGACAATTTATTAATCAACCAGACTTCGGCACAAACGCATTTCCAGTTGTTGCAGGAACTACTAACGTTAAAAACTGCGCATTATACTTAGGGAGTGGGGGAGACATAGAAGTTACTTTGATGGGTTCACCTAATACTCCTGTGGTATTTAAAAACATTCCAAATGGTAGTTTTTTGCCTTGCATAGTCAGCACTATTGTAACAGGAGCTAACACTACGGTTGCAGACATTGTAGCTATTCAATAATGAATTGGTCTGCAATATTAAACGGGGTTTGGTGGCCAGATAGAGATGCTGCGGGGGTGCCTTGCAATAGTCAAGTGCAATCTGGCGGCGTTGGCATTTCAGATTCCACTATACCGCTAGATCCATCTGGTGGCGTAATAACTTTAATGTTTGAGCCAATGAACGTCCCTGATAAAATGGAAATAATTCATGGCCCTGCAACCGGGACTAAAATATCTACTTCAGGAATGACTGTTGCTAATGCTGGCCCTTTTGATGATACCTATGGCACAGAGCCAACCAACTTAATACCTACGGCGCTACAGATGAATGCTACGGACCAATTTATTGGTGCAAATAAAGGAGCCATACCAACTAGGTCTTCAGAGTACACAATAGAAACCCAAATTCCAAACCCGTTAATTGCACCGTATCAACAATTAGTATGGTGGGTTTATACGACTTTAGACTATCAAGCATTTCCCTATGTTACCGTTAGAGTTACTGGAACGGCTAACACCCTTTGGACCTATGCTAGGTATTGCGAATAATACGTAATTAATAATAAAAGTAATAACAATCAAATTAAATAAAATGGAAGTAAAAAAATTAACAGAAGAAGAATTAAAGAAATTGCAAGATACTGTAAATGAAATGAATAATTTACAATTGCAAATTGGGGGGATAGAAGCTCAGAAGCATGAGTTGCTTCACGCCATTGAAGGAGCTAAGAAAAAGTTATCCGATACACAAAAAGAACTCGAGGCTATTTACGGGAATTGTTCTGTAGATATTTCAACAGGAGAAATAAAAGAAAATGAGCCTAATACGGAAAATTAGTATTGGCAGAGACTATAAAAATGACGCCATGCATTACTCCGTTGGACAGGAGGTGTATGGCGGTCATACTATAGCTAATATAATAGAAGAAGATAATAAGTATTCTATATATATAAAAAAAGATAATGAGTTATTGCCGTGGAAAGATTTTAATAAGAATATGGCAATCGCGGTTGAATATGATTTACAGTATTAATGAAAGCCCTATATAATTTTATTATAGAGCCTGTCGGCGAAAGATATAATAATAAAAAAAATATAGGCGGTGCGGATCTTATTTTAAACACCGAATTACATAATCATAATTATTCTAATCGTATTGCTAAAGTATTAGCTTTACCGTCTGAAATAAAAACCGAAATACAAGTTGGTGATAATGTGATAGTGCATCATAATGTTTTTAGACGTTTTAAAGACATTAGAGGGCAAGAAAAGAATAGTAAGTCTTACTACACTGAAAACGTTTATTTTGCAAATGAGGATCAAATATATGCTTATAAAAGAAAGAATAAATTTGTAGCATGCAAAGGTTTTAATTTTGTAAAACCAATAAAAGAAGACCAAATGTTTTCTATTAATTTTGAAAAAGAGTGTATTGGCGTTTTGTATGTGAAGGATCCTTTTTTAGATAATATAAATAAAGGTGACTTAGTTGGTTTTAAACCAGGGGCGGAATATGAGTTTGTTATTAATAACGAGCGATTTTATAGAGTACCCACGAATTCAATTACAATTAAATATGAATATCAAGGAAACGAAGAAGAATATAATCCAAGCTGGGCATAAAGCAGTTGAGGAATTAATTAAAGTAGCTAAAGAGGCTATTGTAGATTCGGGTGATGATATTACAGCGGACAGATTAAAGAATGCCGCTGCTACAAAAAAGCTAGCTATATTCGATGCTTTTGAAATTCTTAATAGAATACAAGACGAAGAAAACTTACTTGAAAATAAACCTAAAGAAGAAATAGAAAAAAAAGCTTTTAAGGGTTTTGCCGAAAAAAGATCTAGGTAATGTACGAGCAATCATTATATAGTGTCATAACGCCAATAAGGCAAAATACAATAGCCAGGCTTAATAAATCTAAGAAGTGGATATACGGTTATGACAAGGAGCATGATATAGTTGTTATAAGTAAGACCGGCCAAATCGGTGAAATATACAACATACAAAATCTTAAAATAGCATTGCCGAAAGAGCCTGCTAAAATAGATAAATCAAAAAATAAATGGGAAGTAGATGGGTATCCTAAAGAGCTAAAACAAATACAAAGTATTTTTGATTGGCGAGATTATCCAGAAGACTTCCAAAAAAAATGGGAACCATATATAGATGAACAATTCAAGCGCAGAGACGAGGGCCATTGGTTCAATAACAAAGGCTTGGCTACTTACATTACTGGTACTCACTTTATGTACTTGCAGTGGTCCAAGATTGATGTTGGGAACCCAGACTTTAGGGAAGCAAACAGATTATTCTATATATTCTGGGAAGCTTGCAAAGCAGACACAAGGTGCTATGGTATGTCTTACCTCAAAAACAGACGTTCTGGGTTTTCGTTTATGGCTTCAGGAGAAACAGTTAATATGGCAACCATATCAAGCGACTCACGGTTTGGAATATTGTCCAAATCTGGCGCCGATGCAAAAAAAATGTTCACAGATAAGGTTGTCCCAATATCTGTTAACTACCCGTTCTTTTTCAGGCCAATACAAGACGGTATGGATAGGCCCAAAACTGAACTCGCTTATAGGATACCCGCGTCTAGACTCACTAGAAAGTCTATTCAAAACAAACAGGACCAAGAGCTACTCGAAGGACTTGATACAACCATCGACTGGAAAAACACAGGAGACAACTCTTATGATGGTGAAAAACTAAAACTATTAGTACACGACGAAAGCGGAAAGTGGGAAAGGCCTGATAATATATTAAATAACTGGAGGGTCACAAAAACGTGTTTACGATTAGGGTCTAGGATTATAGGAAAGTGCATGATGGGTTCAACATCAAACGCTTTAGACAAAGGTGGTGACAACTTTAAAAAGTTATATAATAATTCAAATGTAACTAAAAGAAACAAAAACGGACAAACGGCCTCTGGGCTATATTCTTTATTTATTCCTATGGAATGGAACTATGAGGGTTTTATAGATGAATATGGACATCCTGTTTTTAACACCCCAAAAGAAGAAGTCTTGGGACCATATGGTGACGTTATAGACGTCGGAGTAATTGAGCACTGGGATAATGAGGCAGATGGATTAAGAGGCGACCAGGATGCTTTAAATGAATTCTATAGGCAGTTCCCGCGTACAGAGGAGCACGCTTTTAGAGATGAAACTAAAAATAGCATATTTAACTTAGTTAAGTTATATGAGCAAATAGATTATAACGAAGATTTAAGAAATACTAATGTTATAACAACAGGTAATTTTCAATGGGTTGGCGGTATAAAAGATTCAACCGTTGTTTTTACGCCAAATCCAAGCGGAAGATTTAAAGTATCTTGGGTACCAGGGGCTGCTTTACAAAATAGACAAATAATAAAGAATGGTTTAAAAAGCCCAGGCAATGAACATATGGGCGCATTTGGTTGTGATAGTTATGATATATCAGGAACAACAGATGGTAAAGGATCAAAGGGAGCTTTGCACGGGTTAACTAAATTTAGCATGGAAGATGCCCCCGCTAATGCATTTTTTTTAGAATATATAGCTAGGCCACAAACTGCAGAAATGTTTTTTGAAGATGTATTAATGGCTTGCGTGTTTTACGGAATGCCGCTGCTTGCAGAAAACAATAAACCAAGATTGTTGTATTATTTTAAACGAAGAGGTTATAGAGGTTATTCAATGAATCGCCCTGATAAAATTTGGAATAAACTATCAGTTACAGAAAGAGAAATAGGCGGTATGCCTAACTCAAGTGAAGATATTAAACAAGCACACGCCGCGGCTATCGAATCATATATAGATAGATATGTTGGAATTTTAGAAGACGGCAATTATGGCATTATGTATTTTAATACTACATTAAATGAATGGGCCAGGTTTGATATAAATAAAAGAACAAAGTTTGATGCGGCTATTAGCTCGGGTTTAGCTATTATGGCATGCAACAGGCATTTATACCATCCGAAACCCACCGTTGAAAAAAATAAAAT